TGTCAGCACAAGTCCGGCAGTCGCCTCGCTCAGGTCAATGCCGCTCTCCGTCACCTTCACGTTCAGCTTGTATTCCGTTGTGCCGCACTTCAGCACCATGGCCACGTCGCCCTGTTCCAGGAAACGGTTTGTATATACCTGCGTCGTCCTCGGGACGCTCACCGTCTGCGTATGAATGCCGTCTCGCCACACATCCACGGTCGCCGGGGTCGTTGTCGGGTCATACGCCACAAAGTCAAATTTCACCTGCTCATACTGGCCGGTTTCAATAGTCGGAGTCAGATGGTCGTCCGCAAAAATGCGTCCGTCACCGAAGGTCAGCTTCGTGCCGATATACGGGGCGTTCTGTCCGGCCTTCAGAATGTCAAAGTAGATGCTCTCACTCTTCAGCGTCAGCTCCGCGCTCGCCTCCATCTCGGCGACGATCTGCACCGTGTGCCGTCCGATGCTCACTCCCGACATCGACAAGGAGAAACTGCCGTTCGTCGTGCCGCTTCTTTTCACCGTTTGCGAGTCCCACTGGTGTCCGTCCAGATACAGCGTCACGGTTTTGTCGCCGCTTCCGCTCACCGCAAAGGGGATGCTCACCGCCTCGCTCACGCCGTAGCCGCCCTTGGCGACACACTCGGCTATGTTGAAGCTGCTGCTCAGCGCAAGGGTCACAGCCTTCACACTCACATAGCTCTGCCTCGTCTGTGTCTTGCCGGTGGTCGGGTCGGTTGTGGTAGCCCTCACATAGATGTCTGTCGTGCCGAGCAGCAGGTATTTCGTCAGATCCAGGGTATAGGTTCCCTTGCTCACATCATGCTGCGTGTCTGCATACATCACGGTAGCGCCCCTCTTCATCTCAATGCTGACAGTTGCCTTCTGGCCCGTGGATGTGCCTTTCTCGTCACCGCTGCTGTACTGGTGGTCATACGTCCATGTCAGCATCGCGCTGTCACCTTCCTTGATGATGGTCTTGCTGACGGCTGCATCCAGCACGATTTTCGTGGTCGAAGCGTCACCGCCTCCACCGCCGCTTCCTGCCGGAATGTCCGCAGACGCTATCTCCGCACCGCTCTTGTTGGTCAGTGCCAGGCGCACGCTGCTGCCGTCGTCACTCAGTTCGGCATTCATGCCTAAAACGGTACTCGCCTCTATCTCCATCAGCTTTGCCGTCACAGCAGCGTTCTGCACCGGGTTCGTCGAGCTTGCGTTCAGGCTCTCGTCCACCTCCGTCTCGCTGATGGTGATAGCAACGTTGCCGTCCTCGCCTGGCTCCAGCTTCTTGCCGTTCAGCGTCACGCTCTTCACCGTGCCGTCACCGCCAAAGTCCTCCCAACTCGCCGCCTGCTCCCAGCTCTCTATGTTCGTTCCTTTGAACTGCTTGGTTTCCCATTTGCCCTGTGCCGTCTCGTAGGTGATGCAGCGTCCCTTCGCACGTGCCTTTCCTTCCACGGCTGCTATGGCAGTCTCAAGCGTATAGTATCCGCTCTCCAGCGGAACCTGCTCCGTCACGTTATAGGTGTTGCCACCGCCGCTTCCGCTTATCTCCACCAGGTTCTCTTCCTCATCGCTCCACACATACACCACGCCACCGCACACATACGCCTTGTCCTTCAGTACTTCCGTGCGCACATCGTTCATGTACATGTCTGCGCCAGGCCAGTTATTGCAGTATATGTTACCATTCTTCCCGCAGAAGGATTTGTTCACCGTGTCATAGTACACACCGTCTATCTGGGGGTATGATACAAGTCGTATCTCCACGCCTTCCACCAGCCCGTCAAACCGCGCTGTCGCGCCGTTCCTCGCAGCCAGTGCCGTTTCCTTGTACTCCGATTCCACACTTTCCGCCTTTGCCACAGCAGCGTTGGTCTTCTGGGCGGCATCCGTAGCCTTGCTTGCTGCATCATTGGCGGTTTTGGCCGCTGTCTTCGCCGTTGCTGTTGCCATATCTGCTTTCTTTGCCGATGCGTCAGCCACAGCAGCAGAAGCCTTGGCGACAGCAGCTGCATCCTCCGCAGGTTTCGACAGCAGTTTCAACGGGGCGCTCACCACCGTCTCGCCTCTCATGGCAGGGAGGCTCACCACACCGTCCAGCGTGCTCACAGCTTCCAGCTCGTCCACACTCTGGCTGTCAGTCTTTATCTGATTCACCACATCCTGGACCAGTTCCTTTTTCTCTTCTTCTGTCAGTGCCATAGTCGTATATCTTTTTTGTTATGATTGTTTATTGATGATTCTTGCCGTATATTTCGTAGGCCAGCCGTTCAGCGTCTCGGTGCTGTCTGGGTCATACACCAGTAGCACCTCAAGCGTATCACCCTTGTCCATATCCAGTGTCTCGTAGTGTCCGCCATCCCAATGTACCATCACAGGCAGTTCCTCGGTATTCCAAGGATATTCCTTTTTGCTGTCCTGCTGGCTATAGCGTCCACACACCTTGTAGTTGCTCGACCCTATATCGGCGATGATAGTTATTCTCATACAGAATGGGGTGTTCTTTCCAATGGCCAAACCATCCCTCACTTGCCATATCTTGGGCAGTGCCACAACGGCAGAGCTTTGCGTCGCCTTAACGATGAAGCGGTTCGCAGCCTGCAGATCCATATAGCCGACAAACACCGTGTCCGCCTTGTCAAGGGCTATCTTTTTGTATGCATAGCCATCCATAGCTCCGTTCAGCACACCAGAACCTTTACCCGCAAAGGCGAAATTTCCGTTCATGGAGTTTTCTATGTCGAACACGATGCCATACTTCGGGGATATGCCAAAATCGAAGTTGTAATCAGTGGCAGTATCCACCAACCGGCATAGCATAGGTTGTCCGGAGTTGTTCCATGTGCCGAAGATGGCTTGCCGTCCCTTATCGTTGAACCCTATCATGTCATCATACAAGAACAGGCCGTTTTCGGTATCCTTTACCTCAATTGTACCATCTTCGTTATAAATTACATCTGCACTACCTATGTGACTATGCCCTATGCTGAAACCGCCTATGGCTCCACCCTCAGCGTACACGTGGCCTCGGAATGTTCCATTCACAGCCTCGATGCTGCCGTCTTCCTTCACCTTGAAGTAGCCGTTGGCCGTCACCAGGCCCTCCAGCTTGATATTGTCAGCCGTCAGCTTGATGACGGTTTTCTTATTGCCATCTGCATCCGTTTCCTCTACGCCTACTCCTATCAGAGCCAGTTTGCCGTTTGCATCCTTAATATAGACACCCGTACCTTCAGGTGTTATCATCAGCCCCGTCTCTTGCAGCGCCCGCTCATCCTTGTCATACACGGCTGCCGATATTTTCACCAGTCGCTCCGACTGCTCAAACAGCGTTTTGTACTTGTACGTCAGCGCCTCAATCTTGTCTGTGCTCAGCACAAGCATATACAGATAGATGTCGCCGTCAAACGCCAGCTTGAAGTCGCCCGTGCCGTGCCACAGTCCGCTGCAGGTGTATTGCACATAGCCGCCGGTAACAGCGATTTCCTCGCTTACCTCCATACTGTTGAAGTCCGCAAAGCCCGTCTTGTCAACATTCTCAAAACCTATCTTCAGCGTGCCCGACTTTGCGCAGCGATAAAAGAAGCTCAGATACACTGGCAAGGCTTCCTTCTTCCCCTCGCCGTTTGTCGGAAAGGTCGGCACAAAGCGTAGATTCTCATGCTTCTGTCGGATATACTTGTTGCGTATCCGCACCACCTTGCGTCCCATGTCTGTCACCACGCTCGCACCGTCACCCTTTTTCGATAGCGCTGCGCCGTTGGCCCATATCCACCTGTTGCCGACGAGGAAGAACACCGTCTCGTTTTCCGAGTTCCACTTCTCCAGTCCCGACGCAAACGTCGGGTTGTTCAGATAGCCCTTCTCGCTTAGGAAATCATTCCTCACGCTGTCAATCGCGCTCTGCACTTTGCCCTCCGTTATCTCAAACCGAGTCTTCACGTCCTCGCCTGTCTCCAGCACGAAGGTTCCCTTCATATAGGCGTTGTCTGCATACAGTCCGTTGCCCCGTGGTTGGCGGTCTGCCGGAAACTTGTCGTCCTTAATGCCGTCCAGGTTACCGAGCCTTGCACGCAAAGCGTTGTCAAAGGTCTTGCCACTCACACCGTCCATCACATCAACTCTCGGCTGACCGTCCTCGGTGGCCGATATGAGCACCATATTCTGGCGGTCGGAGTTCGCCGTGTTGCCCATCAGCACACACTCATCACCCTCCTTCGGTTCCACGCCCTCGAACTCCTCCTTCACCACCACGATGCCAGTCTCCGTAACATCGGTCACTTCCACCCAGTAGCTCCGCATATCCTTGCCCGTGAACGTCTGGCAGCGCACCAGGTCGTGCTGTACAAACATATTCTCCTGCTCGAAGGTGATAAGATAGTGCTCGCCCGATTCCTCCACGGTCTTGATGCGTCCGTTGGCCGCGCTCACGCATATCAGACCGCCCACGCTCCTCACCTTCTCGATGAGCAGCTCCAACACGGCCATCGTCTGCCTCACCGTCAGTTTATCCACCGTCAGGTAGGTGCGCCCATCCTCACCTTTCCACAGTTGAAACCCTGCGCCCAGCAGTCCGTCCACAAACTGCCCAGCGCTCCTTATGCTGTCCGAGGTCACGGAGTCAAAGGTCACACCATCAGTCTTTCTCACTGGCTGATTCAGATAATCATCAAACTCATGGTAATCCCACTTGTCTGCATTGTCTGCTTCCTTGGCGTGGTCCGCCTCCAGTGCATGTTTCGACTCATCTGCGTTCACAGCATGGTCTGCCTCCTTTGAGTGGTCTGCTTCCACCGCATGATCGCTGTCCGTGGCATGGACTGCTTCCTTCGCCAGTTCTGCGATGTCTGCCTTGGCCGCATGGGCAGCCTCCTTCACAGCCATGCCGCCGTAAGCGGTGCCGCTCGTTCTCAGTGCCGACGTACTGCCCTCGTTCTTTGGTTTCTTTATTACCTTGATGTCTATCATTGCTCAATCTCCTTAAGTGTCATTTCTGCATATCCTTCCTCAAGGTTGCGACTGATGCCCTGCACGAAGAAGGTTTTATCCATCATGGGATGGCGATAGTGAGCGAACAAACTCACGATGCCACCATCTGTATCCGTCAACTTCTGCGTCATAACAACCCTTGGTGCATGCCACTCTTTGTAATAGTAGTCCACATACAACTGCTCAGGCTTAGCGCTCATACCCCTCGAATAGTCATATACCGCCAACAGTCCCTCTCCTGTCAGCGTGTTCAATGGAGTGCTCATCTTCACGCTGTCCGTCACGTCCAACGTCTGGCACTCCGCAGCTGTAAGTGCTGAGTTTATCTTCATTTCGATGTCGTCCTTCACGTTCACAAAGCTCTCCTTTGTGTCACTCATGTAAACGAGGTCGTTATCACCAGTGTTGTTCACCAGTCCGTTGTCGCTGTATATCTTCACTTCAAACTGCTCCACCATGATACTACTCACATGCGCCAGCAGCGGTATCGTTGTACTGTTCCATTTCGTGTGTCTGAACCACGTCTTGTGCCGTCTCGTCACCACGTCCCACAATGCGTTCACTGGTCCCAGGATCATAAACTTAACCCTACCGCTCACTTTATCTGCCTTCTTGATTGGTATCGCTATGCCCTCTGCATCGATGCCGAGCTCATAGTTCACGTTGTTTTGCAAATCGAACTTGGTACCAACTATCTTGTCACCGATTTTCGGGTCAAAACCTATCGTAAAACACTGCTGGTAGTATTCGTCTTCATTGGAACACTCCTCCAGCGTCTTGTACTTCCGCCACTCGAAGTCCGTAACCTGTCCTTCTGTGCCTTTTTCCACAACACACTTATCCCCTATTATCAGCATACAAGCCAGCACACCCACCTTTGATATATGGTCGCTGCCGTCTCCGATGGCACTATACTTGAACTCATACAACTGAGGGCCGGTATCTGTAAACGGAACAAAGCCGTGCGCCGTTTCCATATCCCATGCCACGGTCTCATTAGGCGTTGCTGCCTTCCACCACTGCTGCGTGTAGTATCGCCCATCACCGTTGTTTCGGCTCGGTACCGTCATGCCCAACCATTTTTTGATACCTGAAAACAGTGGGTTGTTTCCCCATATTCCACCGTCATAGTTGTATATTGCTTTGTAGGTGTCCGTCAATGCCATCACTGGGTTCAGCACCAGTTTTCCGCTCAACACGATGTAGTTCGTCGTGCCCTCGTCTGTAGGCGAAAAGACACCACCAGTCATGCTACCGTTATACACTGCCCTCGGTATGCCTGCCTTTAGCGAGTTGGTATTAGGATAGGTAGTTGCCTCCTTGTCGTCACAGTTGCCGTTCACACTCACTACCAGGTAGTTCGTCATTTCCACTTTCGATGTCGGGGAGTTGTCCTTTCCGTCCGTTTTCTTCTCCACCTTGCCAAGTGCCATGATGGCAGCACCCTGGTTCTTCGCCAACCAGTTCGGCAGTATATGTTGGTTTCGCCCCTCACTACAGTATTCCTCCATCAGGTTACCGCTCCCGCTCTTTGGGAACAGCCACTGACTGTTGTTCATCATCTGCACATACCAGTCAGTTACACAACCACCACTATAGGAGGTTTCCTGTCCGTGAGTCATTGCGTCAAAGGCATTTATTGCTTTCGAACCCTCACCATCACTGCTGTATTCCGTCATGTACTTCTGCTTGTTGCTGAAGGGACTTTTCAGAAGATCGTTGTCAAGCGGACTCTCTATCACACTCTCCATACTCTCCACCTTGGCAGTCAGCATAATTTTATTGTACACCTCCCCTACGCTTATCGTCGTATCCGTGTCTGTCACCAAACCAGTGACGATGTCCGTTGTCTGCCGGGCCGTCGTCACGCTTGCGCCAGTCAGCAAATCTCGCCAGTAGATGCGTTCGTCGCCCTTCACGCTCTCCCATGAGAACAGATAAAACGTGAACCCATCCTGCACGATGTGGAGGTTCAGGTACTTCAGTATCTCCTCCAACACCTCATCCTGCTGCCATACGTCATCCTCCTCATCACCAAGAAAAAGCAACTCGCTCACCGTCAGCTGCCCGAATATCGCATAATGGTTACCAGCCAAATCATCCACAGCCTTACTCCCATCGTATAGGTAGCGCATGGCATTACCACCCACGATGTCAAGCTCAGCCGTCACTCCGCCCAATATCTCTTTCAGCATCGCCAAGAATGTGCGCTGTTCCGCCTCCGCCTTTACTACATTATACAGTACACCGAGCGAGCCGACATCACGATATTTAGCATATTGCAATGCCGTCAGCGCATCGATGCAGCTCAACTCTATCTCGTCAAACTCCTCGTTGTAGCCCTGCGAATAGCTCTGCGGTTCGATAAACCCGGCAAAGAGACATTCCCCCTCACGGTAGATGTTCACCACAGCGTCACGGCATGAGGCACAAAAGAAGTCCGGCACGAAGTTCCGCGCCAGAAGGCGTACAGTAGCCTGCTGGCAGAGCAAGTGGTCAAACGTATCGTTCACTTGACTCGTCAGTTCCACTGGATCATCAGTAAACGACAGTTCCCCATTATTCTCACCAATGACAGTTTCCTTAGTACGGTCACCACCAGTCAGTATATGCACCTCGATGCGCTCTTCCCTTTGGTTGTAAAAATGTCCGTGCAGATACATGCTCCTTATATTTTGATGTTTGTTCCTTTTCTGTTTATTCTCGTCTCGTTGGCAAGCACCGCCACAAGGTCTCTGCCTTTAACCTTCAGCTCGTACACGCCGCCACCTCCGCCACCATTATTACCGATAAGCGACTTCAATTTGTTCAGCGGTGCTATCACCTCCGGGTTGCTTTTCGCTCCAGCATACTCGCCCATCAGCGCCAAGGTCGGGCCATACACAATACCGCCGTTGGCGAATGGTGTCACGGCAACCGAAGCAACAAGCCCTTGCATCATGGCTATAAATCCAGCTGCGATGCCAGCACCAGCAAACGGAATGTAAGCGTGTGCAGCCATAAACTCTGAAGCTGCAAGTTCGCGGTACGCCATCGCCTCTGCCTTTACTGCCGCCATCGTAGCTACCGATGCCGCCACCTCTTCAGGGGCTGCCGCTACTTTTGCCGTAGCAGCTGTGGTCGCTGCCACTCCACTTGCAGCGGTCACAGTGTTGGAGACACCTGTTACGGCGGTCAAGGCCTGAATAATTGAAATGATGCCGTTGATGCCCTCATATATCTGAATGGCAGCATCGACAACGCCAGTAATCGTGGACCATGCGTCACGGTTGCCTTGCAGCGCATCGGTGAGCGAGGTGACACCATTGCCCACACCCTTGACCGTGCTCCACGACTTACCTAACGTGACATTGCTTTTGCGGATGCGCTTCTCGTAATCCTCATAACTGCCGATGAGCTTCTGTATGGAGGCTCGCTGCGACTCGTCCATAGGACTTTTCGTGTCAGCTAACATATCCTGAAGTTCCTTGATGCGTTTCTTTACGCCATCAAGCCCAATGGTTTTCAGTTCGAGGGTCAGCGTCTTGCCCTCCATACTGTCGAGCTTCGCCACTTCTTCCTCCATTTCGGGAATGCGCGTGAGCTGCTTCATGGCATCGCGTTTCTTCTCCAGTTCCAACACCGTGCGCTGTATGTCGTCAATCTCCGATGCGCTGGCGTTCTTCTGCTTGGTCTGGTAGTAGCAGATGGCATCATCCAGCGAACGGATGGTGTTCAGCCGGGAGATGTCCTCCGGCTTCTTCAGTTCATCAAGAGTGTCGTCCCATTTCTTCTTCAGGTCGTTAAGGGCATTTATCTGCTTCTGTATCTCGATGCGTTCTGTCTCTGTAGCGGTTTTCAACAAGTCTGTATAATA